CGCTAAAGGTGTATTCGTGACATTTGCTAATACAACATTAACATTTGTACCTACAATTCTTAGATTATCACTACCATCATTAGATGCAGTTATACCTGTAATCGATGCATTATTGATATCTGCTATAACGCTTGCAAGAGTTGTACTTAATAATGTAATAGTATTACCATTTATACTAAATTCATCACTAGCTGTTACAGTAGGATTCGATGTTGTACCAGTAACAGTTGCAGTTCCCGTTATTGTAACATTAGTGCCATTAATTGAGAATACATCACCAGCGTTTACTGTAGGATTAGTTTGACTGCCTGTAGTTGTTGCTGTACCTGTAAACGTAACTGTAGTGCTGTTAATTGTTAGTTCATCACCAGCATTTACTGTGGGATTAGTTTCACTACCAGTCACAACACTAGTACCAGTAAACGTAACAGTTGTACCATTTATACTAAGTGCATCTCCAGAATTTACTGTTGGGTTTGCTTGAGTCCCAGTAATATCTGACGTTCCTGGTATAGTTCCAACTGTTGTACCTGTGGGTGTTTGTTTTTTAACTGTTTCGTTTTCTTGAAAATCTTTAAATGTATCTACAGCTAGTATTACATTTGTGCTATTGTATGCTCTTCTAATTCCTACAACAGTAGCGTTAGCAGAAGATGTTACACCAAATAAACTATCACCTACAACGATACCAGGATCAGAACCAGAAGCAATCACAACTACAGCATTTGCATTTGTTCTAAAATCTACACCAGATGTCAGCCCTTGATTAGATTCTCTAAAACCAAAATCTGGACTTGATAATAAAGTATTTGCATGTGTATTCATTATGCCAGTTGAGTTATCAGCATAAGTGACTATAGGAGAAGTAGAACCAAATATTGTATTAGAACCAAATTTATTTGTACATAAACTAATTGCAAAAGTGTCAGTCAAATCGCCTGATAATATTTTGAAAGAAGCTGGCGCTTCTGAAGCACCGCCAACAAACTCCAATACAGTTCCTTGATCTTCTTCAGTTGATATGTAACCAGAGCCACCATCAACGATGTTAAAATTAACTTTACTTTGTAAGTCGCTTGTATCTACAACGACTGCTTTTGCAAAAGCACCTTTTTTATCTGATATTAAATCAACAATATCACCTTTTCTATATTCACCACCACCTGTTGCGATTGTAACTCTACGAATACCACATTCAACTATGGGAGTATGTCCATCTTCGACATCAGTTCTTTTTATTGTTTCTAAGTGATTGAATGTTCCTTTTACATTTGATAAAAGTATTTGATCAATATCTCTCCCTCTTGCAACAATTCTTTTTACATCTTCTACTAAAGCCTCTGCTTGACTATCTGTGCCCTTGATTGTTTTTCCTATAAGTGTGAATGCTTTCGGATCATGATGAGTTACTAAGTATCTGTCTATTCTAAAATCACCATCAGAAACTTTGAGCATTTGATCCGCAGGAAAATTAACTTCTACATCTTCATCATATAATATTTTAAATAATAACTTATACGAATCGATAGTACCCTTTGTTGTATACAAATCTTTAATACGTTTTGCTAATAATCTTTTATCTGCAAAAGCATCATTTGGTATCTCAGCCATAAGTTCAGAGCGAAAGTACTTTATGTACTCGTCTAATGTAGTATCGATATCTTTGTAGCTTTGTAAGTTTCTCTGAACGTCTTGTTGTTTACCAGTTGTTTCTAGATACTGATAATATGCTTTAACAAAGGCAAGAAACTTAGGCCCTTCCTCTTTGTAAAATTCAGGAAACTGATTTTCTACTAGCGTTGATAATTTTGTATCAAGTGCCATTAATTACTAACCTCTGCTTCTGTATTGATTACTGCGTCCGCAGAAGATATAATTATAATTTGTTCTCTCACAGGTACAATGTCTTTGTTTACTGGATTAGCATTTACTTTTATTTCAATGCCCTCGTATGCAGATACAACAAACGTATTGATTGATATTTTACCTGTCGCATAATCTATAGTGCCAGCAGTAGAGTTAATAAAGACTTTCTCTTTCTCTGTGTTAAATCTAAATATTCTGATGTTCCCTAAACCATCATCATCTAATTGTGCAGTAAAATTATTAAATGTAAATGGTGTTGATATTATAGAACTCTTTTCAATTGAATTGTGAAACTCTAATTCTACTAATGTTGCACTTGTAGTGCTAGGTACAAATCTTTTTTGCATTTGAAATTCTGCTTCATTATTTAATACTGACTCATCTGTATTATCTAAATCACGTACAAATCTAGAGTATCGTAATCTCTTACCAAACTGTTCTAAATTAGTCGCTGAATAATTTATAATAGAATTTCTTACTAGAGTTTGTATTGCTGAAGTTGATATATTTGATTTTAATGTATCATAATATGTTGTAATTGTGGGTATTACGTATAGATACGTAGGATCAATTACAACTGGATCTATACCAAGCATTGTTCTATCTTTAATAGAATTTTTGATAAAGTCTTTGAGTGTTGCTGTTGGTATCAGTTCACCTTGTGGTTTAATTGCGATATAAACTTTTCCATGAACTGCAGGAACAGCTTCTTCACCACCGAAAGCAACAACTGATGATAGATTAGTATTTTCATTTAATATTATTCTTTCAAAGTCTTTTGCAACAACTGCACGATTCTGTATTTTGTAATTTCTTGGTGCATTAAATTTTATACTATCTACACTTTCTATCTCTACTCCGCCTCTTGCTACTGAGTTTACTGCAAGAGTAGCGCCTGAGTAACTAGGAGTAATTGATAAACTATCAATAGAGAAAGTATTTGCGCCGTTAGTTTGTAAGCCATGACATATCCTATATTCTACTTGTACTATGTTTCCGTCTACTACAGGTTTACCTAAAGAGCCAGTGCCAAACAATATCTCATACTGTTTGTCATGTGTTTCTTGTAAATAGTAGACAGCCGATTGATTATTCACTTCACGTATATTTGTAGCTTGTTTGTATACTGTGTTAGCAGAAGAACTTGCAGATTCTTTTACTTTAACTAAAATACTTCTTGTATCTACGTTTTCATTTGGCAAAACATATTTTACAGGAGACGCATCACTCACAGTAAACTCTTGTGTTACTGGTGTGCCTTCTGTAATTGTAATTGCTTTTGTAAAAGTGTTTGATACATTTTTAATAATGTTTGCTTCTGGTGTAACAAAAGTAAAAGTTCTATCGTTTATGTTTGTTGTAAATGTTGTATTCTTTGGTAATTCAAATTCTGAAATAGAGTTCGATATGCCACTAAATGTAATAGACACATTTGCACTTGCACCTCTTGCAGAACGTGTAAGATATCCTAATTCTTTTGCTCTTGATACTACGCTGTCTCTTTGCTGTGCAGTATCTAGAAACATTTCATTACCTAACATGTTTGTATAAAATGCATTATAATGAGTGTTGTATGATAATACATCTAATAAGACAGACATGTTACTGCCTTCAAAATCATAATCATTGAACTGAGTTTGTGATTGTAAGTATGATTTTAAATTAGATTTAATATCAGCAAAATCAACTTCTGTTATGTTTAAATATGTGTTAGCAGACATTTATCTTACTCTTTCTAAAATTACGTCTAATACAATTGCTTCTGGATCATTTACAATTTCAAAAGCAACTGTTACTGATATTGCATTCAAATCTATTCTATCTTCAACCAAACAATCAATTATATTTGCTCTTGGTTCATAGTTGCGTATTGTAGTATAAATTGATTCTTTTATCTGTTCTTGTAAGTAACCTGTAAAAGGTTCGAACAGATATCCTCTTACACTACAACCTATATCTGTATTGAATAATCTTTCACCAAAGTCAGTTAGTATTAAGTTTTTTACAGCTTGTTTAACAGCATCTCTATTAATCTTTTTGTTTAAAGATTTTGTAATAGGATTTGTGATAAACATATTATCAAAATCGCTGTAAATAACTTTACTAGTCTCTGGCATTCTTCTTCTCTTGTATCTCTTTTCTTCTCATTGTACAAATTTTACTTATTTCTGCTAAAGCTTTTCTTGCTCTTGTACCAGCAGACATATTACCTTTCTCAAACTTTTCACTCTCTCTTTCATAAGTTTCAAAAAGATTTAACAAACTATCATGATAATTCACTTG